ACGCCACCCGTAGCAACTAAAGCATTGTCTGGAGTTATTCCGGGTATATCTCTAAAACCAACAGGATTAAAACCATATTGAAAAGCTCTTTGTTCTGCCAAGCCTGTTTCTGGACGGGCGTCTCTTAATGCTTGAGGATCTGCACCTGTGCGGGGAGATCTAAGCTGTGGATGCTTTGTTTCAAACTCGTCTTTACCAACAAGTAGTCCGTTCCATTCCTTACGCATATCTCTAAGTCGATACCGAAAACCAGATCGATCTGATATACCAAAAGCTTTTTTACCGGACGCAAACGCCATTAGACCCTCAAGTATTGTATACTAGGTTGTAGTTTCAGAGGTGTTCTATCTTCATCTTCATCAGAGGCACGTTGGAACTCTTCTTCGTATACAGACTTCAACAACTGGATACGATCTGGCGCACGTTTCATAGCCAGGTAATATGCTAGTCCAGCCACCATGCAAGGATAGAAACGAAAAGGCATATCAGTAGTATTAGTAAGAGTATCAGCATCCTCGATTCGTCGCACATAATAATAAACTATCTGATCTGTTGAGTTTTCAGGAGTAGCCCAAAGATTAATAACGGGATCAATCTTTCTGTCAAAGTAATACTGACTTGGACGAGCTTCTGAAGTTTTATTAGGAACTGTCAGATACTCTCCTCTGCTAATTCTTTGCAGTTCGAAGTCAATTCCATCACGCCGTAGTACCACTTCGAGAAGATCAACCACATCTGATGTCAACGTCTCTTGGGCTTGGCCCTTAGTGAGAGTGAGTGTTGCTTGCTGTATAGTCCAGAGATTCAAACCTCTGTTCGCCCATTCTGCAAACATCAGGTTAAGAGACCGACGAGCAGTCTTTGCATCGTAGCCTGTACGAACCTCTATTCCGCACCTTTCATACGCCTCTTCGATGATGTCCGCTACATCGAGTTCGAAGTCTCTTGATCCTGAAGTTGCCATAGCTTAACTCATATGTGGTTTCTGGTTGGTTTTAACTATCGCGGCACCACCGTTTTTAAATCCGATTTGAGCAGCAACTTCTGGGGCTTTCTTCTTTAAAGCCCTCATACCTGCTCCTTTAGGACCTTCAGGTATTGGTTTCTTCTTCTCTTCCATCGTCCTCATCCTCATTGTAAAGATTATCGAATACTCGGTTAACATCTAGTGTATAGTCTAAATCACTTTTTGAATAGTGTGTATGTTGTGAGGGTTTGAAATCCGGTGCACCCTCTCCTAACGCAAACCAAGCTGGATGCGTTACACGCACTCGGTTATTTGGTAGCGCAACAATATTACCCGTCCATTCTCCAGCATCTAAAAGCTGTAAAACATGACTCTGTTTATGCTGTGCAGGGTCATCCCCAATCTCGCTTTCAGTGTAATCTACAGTAAACAAATACTTAGCAGGGAACATCTGACCGTCGATCTTAGCTAACCAAGGACACGGTGTGGCCCTGTCCATAACGTAAACAGAATGATTATGAGAAGAACAATCCCAAGGCTGTGCATCATGCGTTGCCATAGGTTCAGGCCATTCCTCTAAAGGTATGTCTGCGACCAAGGCAGTTATAGGCATTCTAGCCCACATCGCACCGCCGTGAATCGTATCTTCCTCCTCGCCCTCAGCTTCACATCCCGTGAAGATTACCTGAAAACTTAGAGATCTATTCGGTATGGTTGTAACTGCAACCACCATAGCATGGAGAAACTCGCCGTGATATTTCTCATGATTATGGGTGTACTCACGACGAACCCAAGCCTTGAAATAAGGTATGTTGCTTTGTAGGTATGGCATTTGGTTTAGAAAATTCCTTTAAATCCTGAACCTGAAACCTGCGCTCCACCGACTCTACCGCCTTTAGCCTTACCCTTGGTCATAATTTTGCCGCCAGCTTTCATGCCCTTGGTCTTCATTTTACCGCCAGCCTTATAGCCCTTGGTCTTCATTTTGCCGCCAGCTTTATAACCTTTGGTTTTCATCTTACCGCCGCCACGGTAACCTTTTTTCTTCATCATAATACTTCTCCTTTAAAAAACTCTAACGCCTCTTGTGGCAACAAAACCACCACCACTAGCCTTCCAACTTATTCGCTTAGAAGACTTCTTCTTTTTTGCCGCAGAAGTACACTGCGCCATCGTAGGTCTACAAGCAGGATAGCCTTTACGCTTCTCACCCTTTTGACGACCACAGGGTTTTCCTGTCTTACAGTCCACCCAACCCTTACCATCGTTTTGTCCAAACCATTCTTGAAGGGAGTTCTTTGCCATTAGAAAGTCCTTGTACGCTTACGTCGATCTTCTTCTACTATGCCACATCCAGAAGCAATCATACCACCTGGGCTGTATCGGTTTCGTGCTGGACGTTTAGGATTATCTACTGAAGTCATTACACCACCTTCGGCTGCTTTCTTAGTAGAGTTTCCCCAATTGCTTGCCCCGACTTTGCGACACTTTGATAGTGCCCCCGAAGCGTACGCGCTGGGCCACACCTTGTACCGAGCTTTTACCTTGTGATAACAAGCGTCTTTTTTTGATTTCTTCTTTGCCATTAGTTCGTCTCCGAGGTGACTTGGATACTTGGAATGATGTTTGTCCACGACTTATCAAAACTAAACTTCCTTTCCGATAATGCTTCGACCGACTGAACCAGGTGATCTATCTTTACATCCATGACCTCTGTTCGTTTGTCTACAGTAACAAGAGTAGTAATCATCCAGATAAGCCCAACGGAGGAAAGAGATAACCCCGCGCCCCAAAATAAAAGCTGAACGTTTTTATCCATTTGATTTACCACATGCTGCAAGACCAGTATCTGGCCTTTAACTTATCCAATGTGCCCTTGTCACAACCGTGTCTGGCCCTGAACGACTTTCGCCGTTTAGGGTTTGATTTTTTTATGGTCATGTTTGCATCACCAAATCTAACAATCTTTTCCTTGCCTTTATCGCAAGCTTTTACAACAAACTTCTTGCCGCCAGAAACTTGACGTTTCGGCTTATTGCATTTCATCTTAGACTTGTCGATCTTAGCCATTTAGCTAATCCCTATGCGACATCATCCAGTAATGCACAAACAATAACTTGCGCTGTAGAAGCAGAAGAGATTGCGTGTATACCTGCGACTGTTGCATTCGGAAGCCTTGCAGAGAATGATTCATTAGGACCAATCGTTACTGCTTGAGCTAAAGATGAAGTCACTGTGCCTCCGTCAAATGTTACATAGATACTACGGCTATCTGGATCGACATTCTTGATGTAAAGAAACTTTACTTTGTCGCCAGTTGCTATTGCTGTCGGTGCAGTATCATCATCTTGCGCTGTATAGTCTAAGTAATACCCTGCCATAAGATCTGTACTTGCGTTGGATACAGAAGTGAACTTGTAGTACCACTTGTCATTTGCGTCAGCAGGGCTGACTGTTGTTGTGGCTTCGATAGTTTTGGCTATCTCGTCCGGTAGAATCGTAGTCTTCATGACTACTGTAGCTGCGTCAGCCATGTTTTATCTCCTTTGCACTCACCCGAAAAATCCAGTTATCGAAGTGATGTTAGTTAGCGTTACATGGCAGTCATCGTCAAAGATGATACCATGATCAGGTATAGATATCTGTGAGTCATCCGAGGTGTTGAACACCATGTCTAACAACGTTGCTCCACCGCTACCGTTTTTTAAAACCACTTGAGGGGACCCGCTTGAGGCTGTCTTTACATAAAAAGCCTTTAACCGAGTTCTGCCTGTATGTAAGTTTCCAGTGGCAGTAGCTGTCTTTGTAAATATAGAAGCAGCCATTTAAGTCTCCTATTAAGGTTGAACGGTGGCGTTAAACGCTTGAGCGTACATTACAGATATAACAACTGATCCCGCATTCGTACCTGCGCTTGACGTAGCTGTTAGTTTTAAATCGGATGTACCAGTGTTCTTCCATGTAAGTGTACCGCCGCCAGAAGCACCTAACGCTTTAAGACCTACGGTTGTGCCAGATGCTACCGCATTAACGAGAGTTGCTGCACCGCCTACAGTATCACCAACACTAATATTTGTCGTGGTGTTAGCTGCTGCTTCTAAATCGATAATTATATCTACGATTTTTGAGTCAGCGGGAATTACTATATTTGTGGCTTCTGCTGCAACAGCACCGCCAGAAATATCCATTACATGTTGCTGAACCATTACAACATAACCAACGTTGGCTATGTTTGTTCCAACTGTAGTACCAGTTGTATTTCGTATATTACCTGCTCTGATAGGACCAGAAAAAGTTGTTGTACCCATGTCGATCTCCTGTCTGGGTTAATGTCAGTAACACCATGTCACTGTCAGGGATGACATCACTATACCACAGGAAATATAAAAAGAAAGGGGCAACCTAAGTTGCCCCAATCATTGAGAGAGTAAATCTTTGCAAAAAGACTACCTCACTATAACATAAATTATGCTCCGGGTGAACCGAAAACACAACGTGGGTCTGAAAACCCAAATGAGTAACGCTCACGAGCCTTGAATCTCATGTTACCAGTATCGAAGTCAGCTTCCATACCAGTGGACATTGCCATACGCTCAAAGTGGACAAATCCACGAGGTGCGTCTGTCATGATAAAGAATGCATCAGGATCAGTTAGGAAGTCGTTAACAGCGTAACCGCTTGGTAACATTCCCATTGATCTTAGTGCGTTCGTATCATTGTCCGCTGTACCAACACGTAAGTTAGATACCATCAAACGTTCAGCAACAAACTGTAGCTGACGTGGGATGACTAACTTTGTGCCGCGTAAAGCAACCTTGAGACCGCGCTCATCAACAAAACCTGCGATGTTGATCAAAGCATCTTCGAGAGATGTTTCATTCAAATCAGCCGCAGTTCCTGGTTCGTTAGCAAACGTACCACCCGAAGTAAGTGGGTGTGACGCATCACACAATGCAACTCCGTCGCCACCAGCAGAAGCACCTGCTGCGAAAGCGTTATTCAGAATTGAAGCAGCTTTAACCTGCTTTGTGTGTGCCATTGAACGAGCCAACGCACGAGTATAACGTGAACCAAGACGATCATATAGATTGTCTTCCACTGCTTCCTCAGTAATTGAGAAGGCAAGTGCCACGGTCTCATGGTTGTAACGAGCAGTATATGCTTCGTTAGCGTCGTCAAAATTTACAGCAGAACCTTCCGACTTGGTTGGTGCTGCTCCGAAACCACTCAACATTACTTCTTCTTCGAATGCTCGATCAGAAGATTCTGTTGTGAAGATCTCTGCATGTTGGTTTTCGTACCTATCGTACTCCATACCAAACAGGGCGTTGAGACCGGGTTCCAACTCTTTCGCTAGTTGTGCGCGAGAAATAGCCATATTTCAGTCTCCTTACACGCCAGTCGTTGAAACAGTGCCACCTGCAATCGCGCCATTGGCGGAATTGAAGGAGTTGTTTAAACGAACGATTACAGGGATACCAGCCGCAGTGAAGTCTGAGTTTGAAGGGTCATCTTGGATGCCCATGATTCTCAGGTTCAAATTTGCAGTGGCGGCGATTGTGCCCACAGCCAACGTAGTAGAGGATATTCCAGTGGTTGTTGAACCACTTTGACCCGCTGCGAAATTAGCATTTGCGAACACATGTGCTCTTGCCGCTGATTCACTTGTTAGTGTTCCATCGGAACAGATAACAAACGATTGTAACGGGTTATCATACACAAAAGCTTTGACGGGAAAATTAGAATCCGCGCCAGAACCAGGCCAGAAGTTTGAGAAAATTTTCTCACCAGTGGTAGACGAAACGTATTCGCAACCCCAAAACACTCCAACGAGTCCCACAGTACCACCTGCTGCTGCTCCAACCCGGTCTATAACACCAGCGGCTAGAGGAATAACAGGAGAACCTTGGAAAATCGCGTTCGAGTTGTTGTAGGCTATACGATACTCTGTCGCACCAGTGGTGTTTGCAGCCTGACCGACTACACCAATCGGACGAAGTCCGAAGGCACCATTAGTATTTGCCATATCAGCAATCCTTTAAGTTAATTGGAGTCTCTACGAGAACCTCCAAAAGTTACACGACTTTGCCGATCATTCTGAATCGGCATTGAAGGATGTTGTTCCTTCATTAGGTCCTGATCTACAGCAGTCATCTGTTCGCGGGTTCTGCCCCCGTAATAAGCAGTTCTTTCCTCTACTGTTTCAACAGGTATTCGACACAACATCAGACCACCTTGTCCAATCACACCTTCGTAACGACCTTCGTCGATAGTGGGTGCTTCATAGTCTGGATACTCATCTTTACGGACGGGTTCCCATCCTTCACGTAGCTTGGAGTTGACATTCATTTTGTCTTCCTCGCCACGCATTGCGACTCGAATCCAGCGATGCACATAACCCGGAGGGGCTTCTGGTGCTTCAAGGTGACTGGGCGGTGCCCATGGTTTTCTGCGAGAGTCATCCTCTCGTGTGGTGGTTTTACGTGGTGTTCTATCTGCCATAAGCTTAATCCTTCACATATTTAGCGTATTCTTGTAGCGGTACGTTTAAACGTTTCGCCATCGCAATTTGTGATGGTGATAGTTTCACCGACCTGCGCCCCTGTTTTGCAGTACTGCGGGTTGCTGAAGCGGCAGCAGGTGCGACCTGTGCTCCACCCGTTTTCTTCGCCGTTGGGAACTTCTGTGGAAACTCCGAACGAATGCGTTTGTCTACCTCAGTATAATACTCATCGGTGTTCGGGTCAAACCCTTCTTCTTCGATAAGCTTTTTATGTATCCCAAACGCTGCATAAGTCATGACCTCATCTGCACCAAACCACTCATTTTTATTGGCCCAATCCTCTGCTTTAGGGTCAGGTTTAGCTGGTGTCTGAGTAATAGGTGCCGCCTGTTGTTGAGGCTGTTGCTCTACATTTTTCTCTCGATCCAAACGATTTTTAGCTAAACGAACACGATCTTGTACCACCGCAACTTTAGATAATGCCTCCTGTGCGGAGAACATTGCATCCGTATCTCCAGACTCATACGCCTCTTTGTACTGACGTTTTAAGGAGTCCACTTCTGTTTCTAATCTAGATTCCTCAGAACTAACATATCCTTTATCAAGATTATGAACTTGAGATTTAAGCTTCTTATTTTCTTGTA